GCACACTGTCCAAAATATCCAAAAAGGCGGCACAGGGAGAATATTTCAACAACCCGATTTCCGTGGGCGAGGTATTCGAGAACATTTCATACGGCAAAATACCGCCTCTCTCCAAATTCAAGTTCCTCGTGGTGTATGGCGACCCGGCACCGGGTGAAAGCAAGGGTAAGAAAGGTAAATCCTTCAAGACGGTTTCGCTCTGTGGCAAATTGGGCACCAGGCTCTATGTCATCAAGACTTTCCTGGCGCAGGCGCTCAATGCGGAGTTCATTGACTGGTATGTCCGGATGCTTGAATTTGTCGGGGGCAAGACCAATGTCTATTGCTACATGGAGAACAACAAGCTGCAGGACCCTTTCTTCCAGCAGGTGTTCAAACCGCTGGTGGCAAAAGTACGCCGCGAACAGAAGATTGCGCTGTTCATCCGGGGCGACGAGGAGAAGAAGACGGACAAGGCTACACGTATCGAAGCCAACCTCGAACCGCTCAACCGCGAAGGGAACCTCATCCTCAACGAGGCCGAACGGGACAATCCGCACATGAAGGAACTGGAGGACCAGTTCAAGCTGTTCACACTGACCATGCGCTATCCGGCCGACGGACCGGATGGGGTCGAAGGGGCAAACCGCATCATCGATGAGCTGATCAGGCGCATTGAACCGCCCGTATTCCGCTCACGGAAGGATGTAAGAAAACGGAATAAGAAAAGATTATGACAACTTTAAAACCAAGAAAAAATGAATGAAATAGAATTAGATAAAATATATAACGAAGATTGTCAGGAAGGAATTAAACGTATTCCTGATGCCAGTATAGACTGTATATTAACAGATCCGCCGTATTTGTATTTAAAAGGACAGAAATTAGAGCGTAAATTTGACGAACAAACTTTGTTTGCTGATTTTAAAAGGGTCTTAAAGCCTACGGGATTTGTCGTTATGTTCGGTCGCGGGACATCATTTTATAGGTGGAACACCATTCTATCAGATTTAGGGTTTAAATTTAAAGAGGAAATAATTTGGGATAAATCAAATATAACATCTCCTTTATTAACTTTACTAAGGGTACACGAAACTATAAGTATTAGCAGTTTGGGTAAGGGAAAAATTAATAGGGTTAAGGTTCCATACATAGAGGCTAAAAATGGTAATTTGGCCTCAGTATTACAAGATATAAAAAGACTGAAAGTTATATTACATAATCCTAAATCGTTGAAAGCAGTTGAAGATTTTTTAATCAACAATGTTGCATCTTATAATCTTGATAGGGTTAGTGGATATAACGTATCGGCTCAGCCGGGGTTTAAGAATGAGGATAGATGCGCTGCGGTAGTCAGAGCCATGAGTGATGGATGTACAGAGAGAACGATAATTAGAACAGATCTGCATAAAGATGAAAAAGCAAACAAGCACGGATTGCACGGAGACATGAAAATTGGAGACAGGTCGTGTAATGTTATATCGTCAATGTCATGTGGAATGAATGAGAAATCAATCATTAAGATAGTTCGTGACCATTACAGCGCAATTCACCCGACACAAAAACCTGTTCGTTTGCTTGAAAGATTGCTGGCATTAACCACACAGCCAGGTGATGTTGTTTTAGACCCATTTATAGGCAGTTGTTCAACGGCAATTGCATGTGTTAATACTAATCGTAAGTATATTGGTTTCGAAATCGACAAGGAGTATTACGATGCTGGTATGAATAGATTGAATAAGGTTATTTCTGAGCCTAAATTGGTAATGTAAATTAGCGTAAAACTGAACAATTATGAGCAAGTTTGTAGAACTCACCGATTACGATGCAAGCATCCATCGCGACATCCTCGACGCACTGGTACGCGAAGACGAAACGGTCATTGAGGTTTGCGAGGACAGGGCCATTGCCGAAATGCGATGCTACTTGGGCAAACGCTACGACTGTAACAAGATTTTCGAGGCCACCGGCGAGAACCGGAACCAGCTCGTGCTGATGATGGTCATCGACATGGCGGTCTATCACATCTTCTGCATCCATAACCCGCAGAAACTCTCCCAGGTGCGCAAGGACCGCTATGAACGGGCGGTGGAATGGATGAAGGCGGTGGCCGACGAGGATATTTCAATCGAAGGGGCTCCGTTGCTGCCCGAGGAACAAAGGGCGGGCAGGTCGGATTTCCGCATTCAAAGCAACCGCAAACGAACGAACCACTGGTAAACAAGCAAGCATCATGAAAAAGAAGAACAGAAAAAGAAACAAAGCCGGCATCATCACCGTAGGGGGAAATTTCGCTTTGCCGGGACAGAAGAAACCGAATGTGATTGTGCTCACACAGCCCAAACGCTTCGGACTGGACATTTCAGATTACATGGCAGCCGTCAGGGCAGCCGAGAATGTCGATTTCTCACGCCGTTACAAACTCTATGACCTCTACGAGGATATTCTGATGGATACGCACCTTTCCTGTGTAATCGAAAAGCGCAGGAATGCCGTGCTGTGCTCCAACATGGAGTTCCGGGTGGACGGGAAACCGGACGATAAAATCAACGAGCAGATACAGTCGCCCTGGTTCAACCGGCTGGTAGGCGACATCCTCGATGCTAAGTTCTGGGGGTTCTCGCTCTGCCAGTTCCACAAGCTGCAGGAGTGGGTGGATTACGACCTGGTGCCGCGCAAGCATGTAGATCCGGTCAGGGAACTCATTTTGCGGTACCAGACGGACACTACCGGCCATTCCTGGGATGAATATACCGACCTGCTTTTTGTGGGTTCACCGTCCGATTTGGGCCTGCTGGCCAAAGCGGCTCCTTGGGTCATTTACAAACGTAACACCACGGGCGACTGGGCACAGTTCTCCGAGGTATTCGGCATGCCTATCCAGGAATATATCTATGACTCCGATGACGATGAGTCCCGCCAGCGGGCCATGGAGGATGCGGCGAATGCCGGAAGCCTGGCGCAGTTCTTTCATGCCAAGGACACGGAACTCAAACTTACGGAAGCCGGAAACAAAACAGGGTCTGCCGATGTCTATGAACGCCTCTGCGAACGGTGCAACAACGAAATCTCCAAGCTGATACTGGGCAATACGCTGACCACCGAATCGTCCGAAAAAGGCACACAGGCTTTGGGTACGGTTCATAAAAAGGTGGAGGACAAGGTGCTGGAGGCTGACCGGAAGTACGTGCTCAACGTGCTGAATTACGACATGACGGACATTCTGCTGCGCATGGGCATCAATACTGAAGGGGGGACATTTTGCTTTCCGGAACCGAAGGAAACGGATGCCGGTACCAAAATATCCATCCTTACGCAGCTGAAGAAAAACTTCAACATCCCCATCGATGACGACTATCTCTATGAGGAATTCGGTATCGACAAACCGGCCAACTACGAGCAGCTGAAGGCGGAACAAAAGACGGCTGAACAAGCCGGCCAGATTCCAAGCCCGAAGAAAGAGCCGGAACCGGCGAATAAGGGACGGGATGATGAACCGACACCGAAACAGAAAAGAAACTTCCGGAACTGGCTCAAAGGTTTTTTCGTGAAAGCCCCGGCAGACGGGGCAGCTTTAGACTGGTAGTCGACAGACTGTATGCGGCTGATAATAGCAGCATCTCCATGGAGTTTGACTTCTCCGAAGAGGTGCTGCGGCGTGCCTTGCTGAACATATACAGCAGGGACTTTCATCCGGCAACCGAAATCGAAATCAACCTGTTCAATGAAATATGGGCAACGATGGACAAGGCGGCAAAGGAAGGGTTCAGCAAATCCAAGGCCATTACTCCGGACGAGGATTTCAGAAATGCCATACTCCGGAACAATGCCGTATTCTCGGCATTCAAGGTACATCGTATGCAGAATGACATGGCACGGCTTTTATTGGATTCAAACGGCATTTTAAAACCGTTCGACAAATGGGTACAGGAAGTCTTGCCCATTGCTTCCCATCAGGTTCGTCACTGGCTGCGGACGGAGTATGACACGGCGGTCATCCGGGCGCATCAGGCGGCTGACTGGCAGCAGTTCCTGCGCGAACGCGATATTCTGCCCAATCTCAAATGGCTACCGTCCACCTCCATTCATCCGGGAGCTGACCACCGCCCATTTTGGAATACCATCCGACCGATTGACGATCCGTTCTGGAACAATCACCGACCGGGCGACCGGTGGAACTGCAAGTGTGACCTTACAGCCACCGATGAAGCGCCGACAGCAGTACCGGACGAAAATGGGCAGAATAAGGCACATGACGGTCTGGAAAACAATCCGGGAAAAGACGGCAAACTGTTCTCAGACAAACACCCCTACGTTACTGAAGCGTATCCGGGAGCAAAAAAAGCCGTGGACGCACTGACCAGACGCATCAACGAGATGATAGCCGAAATGCCAGACAACCTGACGCTGGAGGAAAAAACCGACATCGCCCGCAACAATCTCAAGATAGAAAAGGCACTCGGCGTTACCAAAG